AATGCTATAAATAGACCCAATACTCCAGTAACCATTGTATCCCATAGAAATAAATGACTATTTTTCCATCCATTTTGCAACATAAATATGGGGAATCCATCCCAACATCCATAAACACAAAATATCAGAATTAAAATAGGTGTAATTGATTCATTTACTCGAATATACATATGATATAAAAATGCACCTCCCAATACAACACCAAGAGACCAAAAAGTCATATTTAAATATGCATTCGGAAATGTGCATAAATCATAATCTTCTTTTGATAACCTATTAATTGTAGCCATATAATTCTTACCATATGTAATACAACTTATATATTGAGTTGTTGCCCATAATGTCACGAAAATCAAAAATTTCTTAGTAAGAAACTGCTCCATATGCTTCATTTGTATACCATAATATATTAATCATCATCGGCGTTTTACTATTCGTATTCTAACGATATAAACACATGTATGCATGTAATGTATCCCTGATATATTACATGAACATCGACCAGATGATCCATAAGCGCGCCACACTCACCGATGACCCAGTGACTTCGGTGTACCTAGATAACATTTCCATTGGGCGATACAAGGATATTATCGCTTCTATACAAGAGACACAACGGCTCTTTCATGAAAGCGCGACATGTCAAAACAATCACGCAGCGCAGGCGGACGCATTACAAGACATGGTAAACATTATCCTCAACAAACTCAAAAGCGAGTGCTGTCACGATTATACAACAAAAAACGGCAACAATACCATTTGCAAAAGATGTTCAATATATTTCTAATAACTATTCAGGCATGTTTATCATCATACTTTCGTATTGAATGCGTAGGTTTTCGCATTCTTTCGTAGTTTCGAACCGTTGGGTCATTTGTTTTCGATAAGAGTTGCATTCTCCACAGTTGTCTTCATTTGCGTAATCCACGATGAGGCCACTATTTTCGCGATGTTTCAAAGACCATCTACCAAGTGGAGGTCTGGTTATCTTCCCAGCGCTGCGCACCACCTCCTTAATGTGTGCAAAGGTAATTCTTGTTGGAATGGACATATTTCCTATCTTATTATACATACGTGCTAATAGCATGTATGTATTTCAATTCTATTTTGTGATTTTACTTACGATTTCCACATCTGTTGGGAAGAATGGTATTGTCACGTACGTATGCAGCGCCACCGGTGCCGACGTCTGTGTTCGTCGCAGCGCATCCGCATCCGAATGCCTCCTTGGCGCCCTGGGCGCCTAGAGATGCGGCATCTACGCCGTCATTCAATGTATCTGTTTTCTTGTCATCCTTGCATCCACTCTCCTTGGCAGCCTTGCTGCCCCAGATCACACAGGGTGAATACCATGGCGACTTGCATTCACATGTCTTTTTACGAATATCTGAGATTTCGATAGAGACCTCATCACTGCCAGTCATAATATTGTATATGGAATGAAAGGCAAGGCGGATAATATCGCCTAATGTATAACTACAGCAAGCACACATAGTCATTCCTAGAACAACCCAGACAAGTGCAATGGCGATAAGATATTTCATGGTAGTTGGAACATTCTCAGTCAATGCGTCTAATTTAAAAGCCATGATCGGTAGTATATGGTACGTTGGGATTATTTTTCGGCTAAATCGAAGAAGTCGATGCATGCAGTATAGTCGCACATAACCACTCCATTAGATAGAGAGAACCTTCCTGTGTCGGTAATAAGGTGGTATAGTATTGGGTGTGATGTAGAATGGTCTACAAATGAATATGATTTCATAAATAGTGTTGATTGTGGCGTCTGTGTCTCAACGTCAATAAATACATTGTGCGGTGCGCCGCGCAAGATTGCGTGCGGATTTCCGCCTAAAGGAGAACCAACGTGAGTAGTGGTTTGGCGGATATCAGAACCCAATACACATACTACTCCTAACACTCGCGCACCGTCAGCAAGTTTGTCACCTATGTTGATATGCTTAATGAACACCGCAGTATTATTAGAACATGATACAAGTGTTTCTGGAAATAGACCACCTTCGAACTGTCGATGAATGTTTTCTGGATTAGACTCGAAAGTAGATGAGTTGTTCATCGGATGATGACACAGATGATCACGCACCATATCATCCTCATGGAGTTCATCCCAATCAGAAAATACTGTCTCTCCTATTGTAATATACTTTGTTGTGGTATTGATACAAAATACATACGGATTATTGTAATCATGGTTTGGAGTTGCGTCTGGATGATCTTTTACATATATCCAATCATTGTTATATTTTACGTAATGTTTTCCAGTTACATTTATCCCATCTAGAGAGAACACTTCATTGTCACCTGTTTCAATACGCATTATCGCAGTTACTACACCACCATCTGCCAAGATGGAACCAATTCGAAGTTCACGTATAGGTACAATACTACCTCCAAGACGGGATATAGGTGTGTCTGGTCCAAAACATCCCGATGATGGAGTCGAAGGAACCGCAAGCGGAGACTCTACTCCAAACTGTGCAAAAAATACGACCATAATAAGTAACGGAACCATAATTGAAAGAAAGATAACCGTTAATGTAGCGGCAACCGCCCACAACCATGGAGCAAACCATGCTAATGCAAATGTTAGAAGAATCAAGACAGCGAGTGCAATCAAAATAATGATTACAAGTGTTAGCAACAATCCAAAGAATGACATCATGGAGTAATACACGCCAACAAGCATATAGACACCACTCTTAAAAACTCCTTGTAATTTGGCAAGCATATCTTTAAGAGCGACGATCATGCGTTGCATGGGAGGTAGAAGGTTTGTAAGGCGTGTAAAAAAATCTTTAAATACGGACGCGAGTTGCGTACGAATATATGCAACCATTTTTCGAATATTCTGTAGCACCTGCAACATGCTCTTCCATAATTTCATTATAGGACCTAATATACTTTGAACTGGTTGAACAAAGTACCCAGTGATTTGTTCAAGAGTGGTATTCAAACACGAGTTAAAGTTCTTACCAGTGAATTCGACCCAACTCATATTTTTTGGACGCATGATATTACCTGCAAACGGAATAACATTTGGACTACAACGATTTGCTGCCCAATTACGCCGTATTGGCTCGGCCTTTAACATCATACGTTGATACAGATGAAATATCACTAGAAATACTACAAGAAAGATACAAAACATTAGCGACCCACCATATGTATCAAAATAGGATGTCTTGTCGTATATATTGCTCACGGCATTTATTGTTTGTTGAATATTATCCATGTACTCTACGCGGAAAATATTCGAAGGAATTATATGCATCATGATAATCAAAGCACAATTATCGCAGTTTGTCAGGGATTGCGTCATCATCCCAATCCCAGAACTCATGCTCACCAATACATATTCGATGGTCGTCTGTAATCAGACAAGAAAACTCCGTTGGACACATTACTGTGTGAACCGCATTTGGATGTTCCCGTACTCTGATATATTTCCCAGTGTTACGATTAAGAATATAATGTGAACCAGTAACTAATGTAGAAGACGTCTCTGATTTGTTAGGAAGGCGAAACATTGTTTCCTCATTTTCATTTGCGATACACATAGTTCCAATTACTCTACTTCCATTATTCAATACATTTCCTAAACACAGTTCTTTCATGGGTTTTTTCTCTCCATCTTGTAAAGTTATCAAAGTATCTGGGTCAAAACATAATGATCTTGTCATTTGTCCTGGTGGACCACTCCATACACTTCCTAATGTCATGCGAACGCCATCCATCATATACATAAAGGTTACTACTGTTCCTGAAAGTTTAGCAATACTATCTTTGATTGCAATTGTTATTTTTTGAAACTCAAATACCAGATTTACAAAAATACCCATCACAGAACCCATTATCCCTCCGAAGGAGTCACGAATAAAAGCAATCATCTTACGGAAGTTCTGAAGACTACCCATGGTATCTGTTGCCATAGATTGCATCGAACTTATCGTAGACCAAATTGGTTGGAGAAGGTATCCCATATAATTGGCCTGCATGTTCTGCACACAATGGGTAAAATTCTTACTAACATCATCAGCAAACGGCATATACACTGGATTACATCTATACTTTGGCCAGTTTTTGCGTATTTCTTGCAGTCGCAGAAAAATAGAAATCACAAAGATCAATGCTAAATAAGCCATGTTCACATATACAAAATTAAACCAATCGCTTCCTCTTGGCATTATTTCAGGTGACTGTATGTACTATACTATACGAGGAAAACATATTTGCCGAGGTAGGCGCGCTTTATGATTGTGGTTCGGGAACATTGGAATCAAGCGCCGACTGTGCTTCCATATTCATTCCATTCGATTGTGCTAAGGTTGTTTGAGCATCAACCGTCTGGTCACCACCCCCACGGTCGGGATACATAGGTGTATTAACCTCTGCCATGACATAACCTTCACCGCATTGGCTACTACCACCACGCATACTCTTCTTCTTATGCTTCTTACCTTTTTTACTTTTTTTACCCCGTATGCGACGAGATGTGCGACGTTTACTTTTACGACGTCTAGATTTATGCATACGTCTCTTACTCTTCTTACTCTTCTTACTCTTCTTACTCTTTGTAGGTCGACGACGGCGAGTACGACGGCCGCCACCAGTAGCGTTATTCATATTGTTTTGTGAATTACTATCTGACACGCTTTGGTTATATGCGTTTTCTTGAGGGGTTGTTCCATGCGCCATACCCGCAGATTGTTGTGCAGGACTGCTAGCAGGGGTAGTATCGTCTGAATGGTTTGAATGTGCAGGCTGTAGTGCAGGCGACATATAGAATAGGTGAATACTATTTATTTTGCGCGCTAAATAAAAATGGTATAAATATAACAGTAATATACAAGTATACACCATGGCTAAAATGGATGACAACGCACGACTCCAACTCCAGAAAATGGTAAGCGAAAACAACGTAGAAGACCAAACTGGTCTCATACGCGAACTAAAACATAGTCACAAACTTGCTGCAGATATTCGCGCACTTCAACAAGTAAAGGTACGCTTCGCTGGAAACAATGAAGCCATTCATGAGAACGGTGTTCAAGAATGTACATTCCTACACACATACTATACAGATATCTACAATAAGGTAAAAAATGATGAGATTGATTTGCTATTGCTAAATAGGTTTCTCAACGTTCTGCGTAGCATCGAAGACGGAGAAGTTGACCAACACGAAGGGTCTTTTGTTGTAGGCACGATCCTCAAAGAAATCTATATTGATAGTGCGCTAAAAAAAGGTGAAAAATTAGATGCAGAACATGCTGAAAATACACAACCTGTAGCCCCTACACACCATGTTTCATGGAGTGAGTGGAGAAAAACACATCCAAAAAATTAACAATATTTTCAATTATCTAAACATTCTAATCTAAGCGAATATTTACAATTAACGGGTAGTGGTCGGAGTTCATCTTACCACAATATTCTGGATATCCATGATAAATACCCACACTCTCTACGCGGTCTAATAACCCTGTAGTAACCAACACGTGGTCAATCATGACTATCTCGTTTGCGGTTGCTTCACAATCGCCATTCTTATCCCACCAGTTAGTACCACGATACTGTTGAGGAATTTTATACGCAACATTTGTAAGCATATTACCTTTCACTATAGACAACACATTTGACGTAGGACGACTTGTATTTTCATCTAACACATCGTCATCATAATCGTTAAAATCTCCCATGACCACCACTTCGTAGCCATCTGCGACGTGCTGTTCTACAATATCTGCGATTACCAACGCCTGTGCTTCGCGCTTTGCGCATCGCTCGGGGTCCGTGGGATACGCGATCAAATGCACTGAAATTATTGCTGCGCGAATACCATTCCAGTCGAAATGAGCAATAGAATGTTTACTCACACCAGAATGACCACCACTCGATGCATCAATACCACAGGATGACCCAGACACAGGGTAAGCGTAGGTTGCATCACTTCGAGACAATGGCTCAACTGGAGGGATCTTTGACAACAAACCTACATTCTGACCTGTAGACGTATCTGTTCCAGGAATAAGATATCCACTATACTCGGGGGAAAGTAATGCACCCAGAGCATTCACTTCATTGATCCCCTCTACTTCACACAAATTAATAATATCAGGAACAAACTTATCAATAACAGTCGCCACATAATTCATATGGTCAACCGCTTCGGTTTTGTTATTCCAAGTACAACCAGCACCAGGACAGTCTGCATTCTTGTTATAGTCCAAGAATAACCACTCAACGTTATACTGCATCAGACGCAGTGTATTGGATCGCACTTGTGGTGGGGGGACAGTAGCATCGACCAAATAGGCGATGGACAGACTTCCGAAAAGACAAAGAAGGTGAGTGAACATTCTATACTATCTACGTATATTATGCTCATGGAATAGTTCATCAATAATCGTATCAATTTATTTGCAAGTACACTATACGGATATGAATATAATACACAACAAATATCATATCGTACGATATGGAGAATTTGCAACAAACGGTAATACTAAACTATTCTATAGTATTTTTGCAGGAACTCTATGTCTCAACGACTATCGCGAACGAAACTCAACAGACTGCTTCCTAATCGCAACAGGGGCATCCGTAATATGGACCATAGTAGAGATATATCTACATACAAGCGGGACACGAGTCATTAAACCTATGTTCATTGGACTGAAATCCAACCCTAATATGCAGATAATTCTTCCAACAGCCGTAGGTGCAATACTTCAAGGAGTTCAGGAGGGTGGTGTTGTAACCACTATAGGTCTCTACTATGGAGAC